TCAGTGGGGCGAGTCAAGTTTGTGAACATAGACCGGAGCGCCGTACCGCCTTCGGCTCCGGCTATGCCCCGCTCCGAGAGTATTGCCAGTAGCGTGTTCACGTCCTCCAGGGATAGCCCCATAGCGGCCGCTGAGGGCCCTACGTTAGCCAGGCCTTGCGCCAGGTCCTCAACTTCTGCGACGCTCGCGTCTGCGGCCCCGACAAGGGAGTCCACGACTTCCACGGCCGTAACCCCCGTGTCTGCGAACGTGGTCATGGCGATATTCACTAGGTCAGCAGATTCCGCCAGGCTCAGGCTTGAGGCTGAGGCCAGGTCGGTGATGGGGACCATCCGGGCCTGAACCTCTTCCCAGGAGAGGCCGGCCTTGAACAGGTTGGTCATCGCTTCCGCGGCCTCAGTCGCGGAGAAGAATGTATCCGCGCCCATCTGTAGGGCGAACTCGCTCATCTCCTCGAGCGCCGCCCCGGAACCTTTCGCGGCAACCTGCATGATCGCCAGCTCGGCTTGGAAGTCGCCGGCGACCTTACCAGCTGCTACGCCAACGCCAACAAGAGCGGCGGCTCCAATGGCCAGGCCTGCGCCTAGCGCGCGCTCTACCTTGCCGGCTATGCCTTTTGCTGCCCCTTCTACTTTGTTCCGGGCGCGCGAGAGATCAGAGTCCAGCTTGTCCAGCAGTGCCCTTATGGGGATCTGTGCCTCGCCTAGTTGTGACGCCATGCTGCTGTCATCCTCTTGAACTCCTCACGGCGCTCTTCTAGCGCCTCTTCGTCTAGCTCTTGTGCATCCGGCGTCCCTATCAGCCGCTGGAGCGGCGGGATCCGTTTGGCCCGGGACATAGCAGCCACATGCCAAGCCAGGAACAAGAGCCCCTGGCGGTCCTGACGGATCCGCCAGACTCTCGCCTCGATTGCCGCCAGCGTCTCCCTGGGAGTCATGTCCCAAAAGGCCAGCGCCGTGATGCCGCACTTCAGAGCCTCAGCCAGGAGGGCCTCCAGATCGAAAGGCTCCTGGCTTACTCGTTTGGGTCGTCGTCCTCAGCGTCTTCGGGGTCGCGATCCCTTATCACGTCTGCAATTGCCTCTACGACAGTCGTAGTAATCGCGCTGAACCCGACTTTATCCATCAGTTTGTAGGCGTCAACGATCGTCACCGGCCGGCCGCCAGAGGAGCTGGCCCTTCGAGCAGATTCCATCCCGGCGCGGAGGAGGAGTGCCACTTCCCCCACGCGGGTGGAGTTGTCTGTGAACCCCTGGAGGACTGCTAGAATTGAGCGATTCATCGCCTTCTCAGCAGTCGCCAGCGCTCGATTGGTGTACAGAATCTGTACCTCGTTGTCACCGGTGACGATCGTTGCCTCGCCTCGTGCGCCTAGTGCCATAGCCTTATCTCCTTACGTCTAGGTCCCCGTCTCAGTCCATTCGCCGTCAATCGTGAGGGAAATGGAGACAGTGCCCTCTCCCTGATCAGGGAAGGACTCGCTCAGTGCCGTGATAAGCGCGTCAGCGTACTCCTCACTTACGCCCTCCAGTTCTCGAGCCACCAGGATCAGGGCTCCATCTCTCATTGCCGTCTGAAGCGCCAGGTAGGCGGTGTTCGTCGGGACATAGAGGGAATCAAGAGAAATGCTTGCTGAGTACCTGCCCGCGAGGACTCGCTTGTTCCGGCTGTCCTTTGAACTCCCGTCAATTTCTTCAGTCGCCTCGTCAAAGGTGACGTCGCGTTGGGAACCCACCGCCGTATAGATCGGCGTGTCTACGGTTCCCGTGTTGACCAGCAGTAGAACATCTGCGCCATTCATCATCGGAGTCTCCTATTGGTGGGCTCTATGGCCCTGTTTATGTTCCGGCGATCTGTACGAGCCGAATATGGAGATGGTCGACGTAAAGGTCGGGCGTGCCAGCATCCGTCGTTCTGACCGCCACATTCACGCCCTGGCCCGCCGCCAGGTCCAGGATGGCAGTGCCCGAGGCACTTTGATCTCTATGCACAGCGATAGTTTCAATGTGATTCTGTCCAAACTCACCCGGAGTTCCGTCAACGCTAAACGCAATCTGCATGTGGATATTGGTCGCTGCAGCCTCGAAGTTCCCGCTCCAATCCGCCATATACATCCCGGCTACTGTGACGGTGATTAGTCCATTGCCGTCGTGGCTGATGCCATTCAACGGACCGGATGTCATGCCGCTATCAGAGATGGCGTACCAGGTATTCTGAGCCGCGCTGGCCTGCGTCCAGGTAATCTCGTTGCCCCAGACATAGCCGTGTTGGAGTCCCGCGCCGCTGCCGGTGAATGTAAGGTTATCGTCAAAAGCGGCCGCTCCATCAGCCCAGAACGCGCCGTCAACCTCCACCGAGCCATCAAAGCCCGCGCTTGTCGGCGAGTGATCCCAGACGGGCTCCGTCCCCGTGATTACAGCAACAAAACCTGTGGCTGATGCGAGCTGTATATCGCCAACTCCAGTAGCTATCCGCCCGTCGGTCTGGTTGTGGAGGAGATTAAGCCACTGAGTGTTATCGGAATTGACATCTACCCCCGAATGAACCCATATAGTCGGGTTGGTCGAACTTGAATGGTCATGGTTCTTCGTTGCACTTGCACCCAAGAGCCAGTTGTTCGATTGCGCCTGCATGGCATACTGATGATATGGAGCCACATTCCTTGCTGCAGTGTTCCCTACTAACAAGATAGCTTGATCGGCCATAGTGACGGCCCCTGGAAAGGTCACCATCTTCGAAGATCCGTCAAGCGTCAAGGCAAGGCTAGGTGCTCCACTTGCACCTGGACCGGTAAATATGGTGACGTCCGCAGAGCCGTCAGCCTGGCGCGTCGTGCGGATGAACGAAGTACCATTCAACAGAGCCGAAGCATCAGAGGACACGACTGAAGCGATAGTGACAGAGTCGTTCCCAGCCGAGTGTGAATTCCGCATCTTCAGGTAGATACCATCACCAGTGTTGGGTTCCACGACCTCGAAGAGGTCAGCGGGAGTTGTAGTCCCTAGTCCTAGCCTATCAGCGATAAAGAGAGAGTCTTCGGCTGTGACGTCCCCGCTCACGACCAGCTCGTTTAGCAAGTAGACTACATCTGTCACCGTGAGCGTGCCGGTGATTGCCGTATCGCCATATATGATAGCGTCGCGCAACTCAGCATCGCCCTCGCTGACAACAAGCCCGCCTAGCAAGTAGACTACATCTGTCACCGTGAGCGTGCCAGTGATCGCCGTATCAGCGCGGACCTCGAGGTCGCCCAGGAACGTAGTAAGGCCCGCGACCGCCAGCTCGGAGAACTCTGCCGGGAGGCTGGCAGTGAGTACGTCCCCGAGCAGAATCTTTCGAGTCACCGTCCCGTTGTCGATCACCAGCCAGGCTGTACCAGTCACCGTCCCTGTTGTCAGTTCGTGAATCTGTTTTGTGCCCAGGATCACTACCTCTTCCGGGGGCGTCGGACTGATAACGTCACACCCCGCCAGGCCGGCCAGCAGCAGGACCACCGCCACGGTTGACACTATGAGCGTAGTGATTGCGCGCGTTGTACCGTTCATGCCGCACCTCCATATCTCTGGAACAGGAGCGCGTCCCTATTGAGCTTCGTCGGCCCCCTCAGCAAGACGCGCAGTTTGGCATACCGCAGGCCCGGCCGGGGTGCGAGGCCCGCCGCCAAAGCCTGGAGAAGGTAGTGAACCAGCCAATCCGAGCCAACCATCACATTGTAGCCGCCCGTGTTAGGGCCCTCCCCGCCGATGACAGTCGCGCCGGTGGCAAGCATCGTCGGGAGAAATGGGCTCGCCGGCATATAGCACGTCTGAGCTATGATCACCGTGCCCTCCAGGCGCAGGCCTGAGAAGTGCATTAGCGAGAGCGCCGGGCGCCAGTCATCGCCCAGCCAGACGTCAGCGTAGGGGGAGCTTGCGTGTAGCTTGAGCACGATCGCGTCTCGTGCAAGCAGGAGGCGCGGGTAGAAGGTCCAATCGCTCGTCGGGGGACAGGTGTCAGGCTCCACCCCAGTGGCCGCTAGAACACTGCCCCTCATAGATTCCGCGCAGTACGCATAAACATTCATCTATACCGCCAGCAGAATGTCGCCCTCATGATCCACCAGGAACTCGCCCTCGTGGTCAATCAGCAGGCTTCCCGTCTCCTGAACAATTGTTCTCAGCGTCACAATCCGCCCGTAGGCGTCTCGCTCGTCTGCTGCTACTGGCCCCAGGCACTCGGATAACACCCACTCATAGCCGTCAATGATCAGCTCCGTCCGGTGGAGCAGATCATATACTCGCTGGGCGATCTGCTCTACGTCCCCCGCCCCGCCGGCCGCGTTAGCGTAGCACTTGACGTCTCGCCACATCTCCCGGCCGCGCGTCGTTTTCGTATCGAAGTTCGCCACCACTGCGTCGCCAGCCGTAACGATGTAGGGGAGCGAGGCGTCCGGGGGCGCTGGGAAGGTGGTAAATACCGCCGGGGATCCCTCGTAGCTCGCCAGCAGAGCCACCAGTACCTCGTCAGCCACCAACGCATTGTAGACCGCAGGCGTTAGCACGCTCATCGTTACCGCCCCTCGAGGAGCGCCAGGATCAGGCGCTTGTTCTCAAATACGGCCGGCCGCAAAAACGGGTGAGCCCCAGCCGTCCTGGATCCAAACTCAATCCAGTATCCATGATGAGTCCCCTCCGGCCCCTTCCGGACTCCGATAGTCACCACAACCGCCTTCGGCTCGGTCTCCACTACGTGGGTCAGGAGCCGGCCCACCACCAGCCGGCGATAGTTGGCGCCCCAGGCGGGCTCCGTGATTGCCAAGAGGCGGCGGCGGGCGTCCGTCTCGACGAACTTCCCCGCAATCTCCGCGTTCGCCACCAGCTCGCGGGTGGCGGCCCTTTTCACCTTCTGAGGCGTCCACGACTTCCAGACTGTGCTCATATCTGCCGCTCCATGCAGTCGATTTCCCAGTGGTGCCCCGCCAGGGACGGCTCGCGGAGCCCCAGCACCTCGACGGTCAGATCCCCGCTCGTGATCGTGTCGCCCCTGGCAATGTCCTCGGCGGCCTCGCAATAGAGTACATGGGTGATCTGCTGTTCCTCGCTGTCCGCCACGACTCGCTCATTCCCGCGGCCGATCATCGGCCGGAGCCGTCCCGCCAGCGTGCCCACGTCTGCGAACGTCGCAATCCAGCCCCCCTGGCCGTCAGAGGCCCGCGTCGCGCGCGCGACGGTGAACGTGTTATTGAGCAGGCTCGTGAATACACTCATTGGGCCCCCAATAAGGGCATTACGGTATCCTTCAGGCGTTGGTACAGGTGATCACCTGGCGGGGGAGGGCTCACGCCCAGCTCCACGCAGGCCTCCCGAAGGCATCCAAAGTTGCGGTGCAGCCACTGGGCGAACAAGACCTCAGGGTGCCCCGCTGGGTAGGCAGCTTGAACCATCGCCAGTGTCATATCTCTCCGCGGTCGGCCAGTGGAGGCCGTGATCGCGTTAGCTACATCCCCGAATACACTCATGGCAGCACCATCCTATATTTGGCGAGCATGTCTTTCTCGCTCAGGAGGAGCATCCGGGCCCCTGAGGCACCCATCAGGCCCTCTCCAACACCACCCCCGGCCCCGCTCCCGTAGCTTGCAGAGAAGTCACCCAGGGCCTTGGCCGTGATTCCCATCACCCCCTCATCTTCTGCGGCCCGGAGCCCCGCCTGGTAGGCCCGGCTCGACGCGCGGACGCAAACGGCCTCGATGTCATCAGGGATAGTAGCGTATCCGTGGGTATAGGTGACAATCAGGATCTGGGGCCCCTGAGCCCAGTAGCCGCCGCCCATGCGCCTGAGCTGGCCGTACTGGGCCAGCATGTAATCCTCATCGCGGCCCTCCACCAGGGCCTCGTCGTCCTCCACCACTGACGCCACAGATACCACCGGCAGCTCTGGTAGGTGAATCGGCAGGCGGGGGGACCAGACGTCCAGAGTGATAGCGTCGTCTGTCACCAGGTCAATGGTCTGCTGACAGAAGTTGCGAATAGCCTCCGAGGCCTCTGTGATTGCCCGGCCGCAGGCGCTCACCTTTATCGCGTCGCCGGTGATCGTCAGCATCAGGAATGCTTCTACATCAGTTACCGTACAGAAGTCAGCCATGAATCTCTACCCGTAGGCCTCCATTCTCCTTTTCCGCGCCTGCTCTCCATACGCCTTTGATTCCCGGATCCGTTTCCGCCAGTAATCCCGGAACGCCTGCGCCTCTTGCGCCTTCTTTGCGTCGCCGGCCGCGCCCTCGTCGCCGGGGCCCTTGGTCTCTCCGGGCCCCGGCACCATCTTATCCCGTGCCGGCCGCAGTTGCTTCGGCTTCCTGTCGGGGCTATCGTTTGACATTGGTTTTTCTCCCCCGTCCTCGCTTTGCCATCCGC